CTGAAACGGCAAAAACCGCTGATTCAGTCCTTTTTTATTGGTAACACCTATGAAACCAACACCCAAAAGAGACAGAGCCGACAGCGCCAAAGCTGCCGTGACCGCGATTCAATCCGCAGCCCTTGGCCCGATTGCGCCGCCCAAGTTCGTCACCGTTCGCAAGCAAGACCGGCCCCTATGGAATGCCATTGTTATGGCCCGCCCGCGTGACACCTGGAACGATGCCGATTTAATTTTAGCCAGCCACCTGGCAAGAGCCTACGGCGATATGGCACACATCGAATCACACATCGACCGCAATGGAATGGTTGTGGGTGGCACGACTAACCCCGCTTGCGCCCTGCTGGACAAGGCCACCCGCCGCGCCCTGGCACTGGCCCGGCAACTCAAGGTTGATGCAGTTAGCACCGTTGGCAAATCCCGCGACATTCGCAACGGTTCCGAACTGGAAACCCGCGCCCGTGATGCCTTGCAGGATGATGAATTGATTCCGAGAACGATGCAGTGACCAGAGGCGAAAAGGCGTGCCGGTTTATAACCCGCTACTGCGTGACGCCGGAAGGTGCCGGAGTGGGCAGGCCGCTAGAGTTGGCACCGTTTCAGGTTGATTTCATCAAAGCCATTTACGACAACCCCAAAGGCACCCGCCGCGCCATTTTGTCGCTGGCCAGGAAGAACGGAAAAACCGCCCTGATTGCTGCCATTCTGCTGGTGCACCTGGTGGGCCCCGAAGCAAAACAAAACGCTCAACTGGTATCCGGTGCCATGAGCCGTGACCAAGCCGCCCTCGTTTTTAACCTGGCGGCGAAGATGGTTCGACTATCCCCCGAGCTTTCCGGCCTGGTGCGCATTATGCCCAGCGGTAAACGGCTGATGGGCTTGCCATTGAATACCGAGTTCCGAGCACTGGCTGCTGATGGGAAAACCGCCCACGGCCTGAGCCCGGTGCTGGCGATTCTGGACGAAGTTGGCCAGGTACGCGGCCCGCAATCGGATTTTGTGGACGCCATTACCACAAGCCAGGGCGCACACGACAGCCCGCTGCTGATTACCATATCCACCCAGGCGGCGAACGATGCCGACTTACTGAGCCAATGGATCGACGACGCTCAACGCTCCAAAGATCCGCGCACCGTCTGCCATGTTTACGCCGCACCGAAAGGTTGCGACCTGATGGACACGGAAGCGTGGGAAGCGGCCAATCCTGCACTGGGAATATTCCGCAGCCTGGACGACTTAACCGAACAAATGGCCCGCGCCGAAAGAATGCCCAGCATGAGCAACACCGCCCGAAACTTGCTACTCAATCAGCGTGTGAGCCTCGACAGCCCGTTTATATCGCCTGACGTTTGGGAGAGTTGCAGCGCCGAGCCGCTGCCGTTTGATGGGCCCGTGTATGCCGGCCTCGACCTATCGGCCCGCACTGACCTGACCGCCCTGGCTATCGTGGGCAAAGTGCAAGGCGTGTGGCAGGTACAAGCGCACTTCTGGACACCCGAGCAAGGGCTATTCGATCGGGCAAAGACCGACCGCGCACCCTATGACGTGTGGGCAGCGCAAGGTTATTTGACGACAACCCCAGGCGCGACCGTGGATTACGAAGTGGTGGCGCTGGATATGGCCGAAATATTGGCCGACCTGGACGTGGTAGCCGTGGCCTTTGACCGCTGGCGCATGGATATTCTGAGCAAAGAGCTGGAAAGGTTGGGGCTGGATTTGCCGTTGGTGCCACATGGCCAGGGCTTTAAAGATATGGCCCCGGCACTGGATCACCTGGAGGCCGAGCTGCTGAACGCCCGCATGGCTCACGGCAACAACCCAGTGCTGACCATGTGCGCAGCCAATGCCGTGGCCACCAAAGACCCAGCCGGCAGCCGCAAGCTCGACAAGTCGCGCCGCACAGGACGCATTGATGGTATTCAAGCCCTTGCCATGGCCATGGGTGCCGCCCAATCCGCAGCCGATCCGGTAGAAATCAACACAGAGGTATTTTTTGCATGAGCCTACAGCTGAGAGACATTAAGCAGCATTTACGCATCGAAGATAATTCTGTTGATGAAGATGTTTTGATCGAAACATATTGGCAAGCCGCGCAAGAACACGTTGTTAAGTATCTAGGCAACGATTTCCCCGACCCAATGCCAAAGACAATCGAGGCCGCCATTCTGCTGCTGACCGCTGACCTGTTTGAAAACAGGGAACGGCAAAGTGCCGAGGTGCTGTACAAAAACCACACCTATCAGATTTTGCTTAACCCGTACCGTTCTGCCGAAGTGTTTTGATGTTCCGCGCCCTGAGCGGCCCGAGAGGGTAATCAGGGGAAGGATTACACGGGCAGTGCCTTCACATAAAAAAACCCCGTGAACGTGTACGGCTTTCACCTTTAGGATTTCCAGAGCCGGTGACACGTAAGCCCGACAGAGCGAGTCTGAACGGGCACCCGGCCCCGCCTGCGTGATGCTGTGCGGGGCTTTTTTGTTTGGGCATGCCCCAGCCGATAGCCAAAACCTACAAAATCACGCCCCGCTATATCTACTTACCGCCGACCTTTAACGATAGATTAGCCGCTGACCACCTAAAGCGAGCCGCTATGTTTATTCGCGCCTACCTGCGAGCAAGTACCACCGAACAAAACGCCACACGCGCCGCTGAGCAGCTTAAAACGTTCTGTGCTGACCGTGGGCAAAGGATCGCCGCAACCTACGCAGAGAACGCCAGCGGAGCCACCGCAGACCGGCCCGAGTTGCGTCGTCTGCTGAGCGACTGCCAAGCCGGTGATGTGCTGCTGGTTGAATCCGTGGATAGGCTCACCCGCTTACCGCGTGCGGCGTGGGAGCTGCTACGCGCTGAAATCCGCAGCCGTGGCGTGTGCATTGTTGCCGCTGACCTGCCGACCACCCACCAAGTCCTGACCGGCGCTAATGATTGGATGCTGAGCTCTATCAACGAGATGTTGCTGGATATGGCCGCAGCCATGGCCCGCACTGATTACGACACCAAGCGCGAACGACAGCGGCAAGGGATCGAGCGAGCGAAGGCCAAAGGCTTGTACACCGGCAGGCCCAGGCAGACCGAAAAGCGCCGGCGAATTGCTGAGCTGATGACTGATGCCAAGTGGAGCGTGGGCAAGATCGCCAAAACCGTGGGGTGTAGTACCAGCACAGTGCATTCCGTTAAAGTCGAGTTGCGCGAAGCGGGTTTACTGCAACCACCCGATGCAACCAATTAGGCACCCATGCAACTGACTATCCCCCAGGCCGCAAAGCTGTATCAAAAACACCGCAGCACTTTACACCGGCATATTGAGCGGGGCGTTATATCGTGCGGGGTTCGTGGCGATGGGGTGCGAGTTGTAGACTTGTCGGAACTGATACGGGCTTATGGCGAATCGAAGAACAAACCGCCCGAGCTGCAACCAAATGCAACCGCTACGGCGCCCGCACCTGCAACCGACCTGCAACAAGCCATGTTGCATGAATTACAGGCCATGAGGTTAGAGCTGATACAGTTACGCGAAGAAGTGGCGGGGCTCAAAAGATTACCGGCACCGGAGCGCACCGAAGCGCCCAAAAGCCCAGGCAAAACAGTATCGAGCTTTGCTGATTTATTGAGTAAGCATTTTAGAAATTTGGAGAAATGAATTTTTCAGGTAGAATCAAAACCTAGAAAAGAAAAAAGCCCCGATTAAGGGGCTCTTTGAATTTTTCGGTAATCAGCGCTAGACCGCAAATCTCTCTGATTACCTTCACTACTAAGCAGGCGCGAAACTTGGGTAAGTTTAGCACAAACGGCGAATTGATATGCAACACGGTAGCGGCTCTAACCGCTTTTTTCCGTGTACTATCGGTACACCGTTATTGGCCGATACTGGCTAATTTAAGCTGACTTGACAAGCCCTGATGCTGAATAAATTCCGCGCCTGCCCAGATGAATGGGCAAAAAATGCAGGCACTACAACAGTTTAGAAGCACATTTCCAAAGCGCCCACGTTGCGCCAATGACCCCACATTCGACAACCGCATACGCCGCGCTGATAGGGCGCTGAACTATCGCCTGGTGCAAGCCAACACCGCCGGCCTTACCACCTGGCTATGTTTCGACATTGACCGGCCCCATGGCGCGATTGACTGGCAAGACACCGCAGCGCCGGCGCCGAATATCGTCTGCCAGAATCCAGTAAACGGCCATGCTCACCTGCTGTACCAGCTAGAAACCCCCGTCTGTACTTCACAACTGGCCAGGCTCAAGCCATTACAGTACGCCGAAGCCATGGAGCGTGGTTTGGGCGCTGTTTTACGGGCTGACCCTGCCTATGGTGGCAATCTTGTTAAAAACCCGCTGTGTGGCTTCTGGCAAGTGTCTAGCCACTGCAACACCGCCTACGGTTTGGGCGAGCTTGCCGAATACGTCGATCCACTATCGCGG